CACATCTTACTTGACTGCCTTTTTTTATGTACTGATGACCGGACAACAGAACAGCGACCGGATGACCGGACAAAAAAACCAAGGAATGCCTGGGCCCGCTGCGCCGCCAAGCCCGAAGCCCCCAGCCATTCCAGACCAGCGCATCGCTAAAGCGACCGGCCTTCGGCCTTGCGGAAACCAAGACCTCCGGTGGCTGGGGCTCTGCCCCAAACCCCGCTCCTGCGGAGGGCTCCTACTATCATCGTCGGCCAGTTGAAAATTACATCCTGATTCCTTGACTGATTGACAATAATATTGTAGAGGTTTCAGCACGATGAGCGCAGGGAGAAACTACAGACAGGAGTACGACAGCTACCACAAGGCGGGCCTTCAGAAGAAACGTAGAGCGCAACGCAATGGGGCGAGGCGGCTTATGATTAAGAAGGGGGCGGCATCAAAGGGGGATGGTAAGGACGTAGGGCATAAACAACGCAACAAACGAGGCAACCTCAGTAACGCAGCAAAGAACCTAGTTATGCAAAGCAAGAAAACAAATCGGGCTAATAACCAATGATTGAACAAGAGTTGGAGTTTCCTAAAGCTCCTCAAAAAGCAACAAAAGTTAGACTTCAAGTTGGCAAGTACAAGAAGGCCATAGTCTCGCTAAAAGACAGGGACACTTTGAGGGGTGTTGTTGGTATTTATCAGTATGGTTACCTAGTGGCAAACCGTATCTTCACACCTCTAGGCCCACCTTATCAATGGAACGGATACTCACACCTAAACGATGACGGAAAACCAAATGCGCCAGTTAGGGAAAGAAAGATTCCACTCCCTAATAAATAAACTAAAAGCAAAGAACCAAGAATCACAAACTTCCTATGGGGTTACCTTATCGAAGGGGGCTATACCTCCCTTATGTAAGGGAATACAGAAGTGGTTTGAAAGTTCTACTGCAGGGTATAACAAAGACATCGCTAAGTTCCTAGTCGATGTTCCTAACGAGGTTCTAGCCGACTTGACCTGTCGTGTCGTGTTGGATTGTATCTCTGTAAACCAACCCCTAACAGCGACGGCTATTAAGCTAGGATCGTTCATAGAGGAAGAGGCTCGCTTGAGAGCCCTGAAGAAATCTAATCCAGACAAGTGGAACTTCATCAAGTCCTCCATGGAATCGAGGGTAGGATTCAAGTACAAGAAGTACTCCAGCAGATCCCTCACCAAGCGTCTGAACCTGCAGACAGAATGGGAAGGGTGGGGTAAGGACATACTGTGCAGAACCGGACTAGTGCTTATCAATCTGTTGCAGAAACACACAGGGCTGGTCGCGCTTTCTACTATCATCGTCGGCCAGTTCAAAAAAGTACCTTACTTAGTCCCTACAGAGAAAACAAAGCTGTGGATTCAGAACTACAAAAATTACCACGAGTTCTTGACTCCTCTTTACCTACCCTCTTCAGAGAAATTCGGGTATCAATCCTTCGATGTATGTACGTTCAAAGTATCTAACCCAGTACACCTAGAACTGTTGGATAAGATGGATGACTCACATCCGTACCTAGCCCTTAGAAAGCTTCAGTCTACCCCGTGGAGAATTAACGCTAAGGTACTGGAAACAGCAGAATACTTCTGGGAAAACCAGTACGAGGTAGCTGGCTTCCCTCAGTCCAAAGATAACGCCGCCCCTGCCAAGCCTATTGACATAGAGACTAACAAGGAGGCTAGAGAAGCGTGGCGTAAGAAAGCAGCCAAGTTCCACAAGGAGGACATCGCTAGGAGAGGGCTCAGACTTTCAACAGCAAAAATTCTTTGGGTTGCTGGTAAGTTCCGCGCAGAACCGGCCATCTACTTTCCACATCAGTTCGACTTCAGGGGTAGGGCATATCCTGTGCCTAACTTCCTGAACTTTCAAGCTGGTGACCTGAGCCGTGGTCTTCTTGAGTTCTCCGAAGGCAAACCCCTAACCAAAGATGGTGAGAAGTGGTTTCTAAAGTACGGCTACACTTTGTGGGGTAATGCAGACAATATGCTACCCCATGAGTGGCTTAGGAGATGTAAGGAGAGACTCCACCTCGTAGCGGCAGATCCTACGGCGGACTTATGGTGGTCTAGTGCTGACGAGCCGTGGCAGTTCCTTGCGTGGGCTTTGGAGGCATCCAAGTGGATGAAGGGTGAGCTGAAGGAGAGCCATATGCCCATATCGATAGACGCCTCAAGCAATGGGCTACAGATTATGTCTATGCTTCTGAAGTATGAGAAGGGTGCGGAAGACACCAACTGCATAAGTAAAACTAATCACCCTCCTAAGGATATCTATAAGCTCACTCTAGAGAATGTTAAGATTAAGCTTGAGTCTAATTCAGTTGGTTGGGACTGGTTATCTTTAGGTTTAGACAGAAGCTTAGTCAAGTCTATAATCATGACGTTACCCTACGGGTGTACCCAGTATAAAGCTACAGAGTTAATCATACAGTGGTACTGGGGGAAGAACTCTAGCTTGTTCTCTGGTAGACTACGGAAATCTGCAGACTACTTAGCTTTTATTATTATATCTTCATTCTATAAGGAGTACCCTGAGTTTTCTATACTCATGTCTTATATGGAAGCCTTAGGTAAGTCCTTAGGGTCGCCTTTAGTTTGGCTAAGTCCTAGCGGATTCCCTGTCGTACAGGACTACAAAAAAACAAAGACAAGACAAGTCAAGTCGTTACTCTTTGGGCGCATTCGTTCATTCAACTACAACGCTGAGACAGGAGATGTGGACACAGCTAAGATGGGTAGAGCCTTTGTTCCCAACTTCATCCATAGCTTGGATGCCTCGGTGCTACACATAGCCCTCTCTCGCACTAAGGCTAGCTCTGTTGCCTCTGTTCATGATTCTTTTAGTACCCATGCCTGTGATATGGATGAGCTACTACAGACCCTCCGTGACACCAATGCTGATGTGTTCTCGGCAGACCCTAAAGTTTTTTGGAAGAAATTTTTTAGCCTAAAAACCCCAGAAAAACAGGTGTTAGAGGATACTGTGGACAGCTTTTCGTCAATGTTCGGTAAATTAAATGTTGACGGGGTTAGGGAATCGGCGTATATGTATCGGTAACGCTTGGCCGTGCTAAGCAACTAAGATAACGCAACAACTAAAACTAAAATGAGTAACCATAAGAATGAACAGTTGAACACGCCAGTGGGCGTGGCTGTGTACCCTCGTCTCAACGAGCCTGACTACAAGTTCGATCCCGCTGGTATCTTCAGCGTCACCCTTCGTGTACCCGCCGAGGCTGGTCAAGAACTAAAGAACACGTTGGACGCTAAGCTTGACGAGTGGCACATCGATCAGATGAAGACTCGTCGCAAGCCTAACCTCAAGCGAGCACCGCTTACGGTGAAGGCAGCTATCGATGAAGATGGCAACGAGACAGGTGAGTGGGACTTCAAGTTCTCAATGAAGCACGATGTCACCACACAGTCAGGTAAGAATTGGGTACAACGTCCTAAGCTTTACGACGGACAAGGTAAGGGCTTCGTTGGCCCTGTAATTGGCGGTGGTAGCAAGCTTGTCATTAACTTCGTACCCGCTCCGTACTTCACGCCAACTATGGGCTGTGGCCTTAAGCTACGCCTCAATGCTGTGCAAGTGGTGGAGCTCGTAGAGTACAAGAAAGCCTCGGCTGAGAGCCTTGGATTTGACAACCACACTGGAGGCTACGTTGCTCCAGAAGAAGCTGTTGCAGCTAACGCTGCTCCTGTCATAGCCAGTAAGAACAACGATGCCGTAGCCCCTATGGCTGCAGTAGCGGAGGACGAACTGTAAGTGGCACACCGTTTCCGGTCACAGTATGAGGCGTACCTCTCAGCTAAGCTAACGGAGCTTGGGCAGGTGTGGTCTTATGAGGTCGAGAAGATTCCGTTTGTCAGACCTGAAGCTAACAAACTCTACTGTCCTGATTTCAGGATCGAGGGTAAGGGATTCTTCATCGAGGCAAAGGGTCTCTTCTCGGCCAGTGACCGGAAGAAACATAAGCTCGTAAGAGAGCACAACCCTGATATTGATATTCGTTTTGTATTTCAGAACGCTAAACTACCTATAACAAAAGGATCTAAAACAACTTGCGCGATGTGGGCAGAGAAGAATGATTTCTTGTGGGCCCATAAGGTTCCACCCGCATCGTGGTTTGCTTAGAGAAGATACAACGCAACAACAACGCTAACATGAACACCGAACAACAAGACAGTACATTTATAAGCCATGAACCATGCGAAAAATGCGGGTCGTCCGATGCACGGGCAACCTATGACGACGGACACTCCTACTGCTTCAACTGCCAAGCCCACGAAAAAGAGGGAGGTAGCAATACTGAAAGCAAACACCAAGCAACTAATGGCAGCCCTAAAGTCGGAAGGTCAGGGTTCCTATGGGGAAGTGTTAAGGAACTTCGTAATCGGAGCGTAACGGAAGCTACCTGTCGCAAGTGGGGCTACATGGTAGGCACACACAACGGGGCTGCTTGTCACATAGCCAGCTTCTATGGTGAGGATGGTGCTATCGTAGCTCAGAAGATACGACTACCTAACAAGAACTTCCTAGCCTTAGGAGACTTCTCAAAGGCTGGGCTGTATGGTGCACACCTGTGGTCTGGCGGTAAGAAGCTAGTCATAACAGAGGGAGAGATAGACGCACTTAGCGTGAGTCAGGTACAGGATTACAAATGGCCTGTCGTCTCCCTCCCTAACGGAGCGGCGGGTGCTAAAAAAATAATCGCATCGAACTTTGATTACCTTAATCAATTTGAGGAAATTATATTCATGTTCGATAACGATGATGCTGGGCGTAAGGCAGCAAAGGAATGTGCTGCTGTGCTACCTGTTGGTAAGGCCAAGCTAGCCATCCTCCCCCTCAAGGATGCCAATGAGATGTTGGTAGCTGGGCAGGGGGCAGAGATCATCCGTGCAATCTGGAACGCACCTGTGTTCAGGCCCGATGGTATTGTAGATGGTCGAGAGCTATGGGATACAGTATCCAAAGAGCTAGTGAACGATGGTACTCCCTACCCTTGGGAGGGACTGAACGCATTGTCTCATGGCATCCGCAAGGGAGAGATCGTTACCCTATGTGCTGGGTCTGGCATTGGTAAGTCTCAGATTTGTAAGGAGATTGCCTTCGACCTGATCCAGCGGGACAGTACCGTGGGTTACATTGCCTTGGAGGAGAACGTGCGTCGGACATCACTAGGTTTGATGAGCCTCCACCTGAATAAGAATATACTACTTAACCCTGCTGCGGCTGATGCTACAGAAAAGCGAGCTGCTTTCGAGGCTACTGTAGGCTCTGGTAAGTGCTTCCTGTATGACCACTTTGGTTCTATGGATAGCGACAACCTAGTGAACCGTATGCGGTACATGATTACAGGATGTGGCTGTGAGTATATATTCTTGGATCACCTTTCCATTGTCGTGTCTGGCCTTGAGTCAGGGGATGAACGTAGGTTCATTGATAATACTATGACGAGACTCCGCTCTCTGGTGGAGGAACTTAAGTTTGGTCTGCTGTTGGTGAGTCACCTCCGCAGACCTGATGGCAGGGGACACGAAGAGGGAGGGCTGACTAGCCTATCCCAACTGCGTGGCTCTGCTGGTATCGCACAGTTGAGTGACATGGTGTTTGGCTTGGAGCGCAACCAACAGGACGAGGAAGAACCTGATGTTACCCGTGTCCGAGTACTAAAGAACCGCTGGTCTGGGCAGACAGGCGTGGCTACCTCCTTGGAGTATGGTCACGATACAGGTCGCCTAACAGAGCTGGCTATGCTGGAGACAGAAGTATGACTAGACTTGTATTCGATCTAGAGACTAACAATCTCCTACCCAAAGTAAACCGCATCCATTGTCTAGTGATAACTGATGTGGACACAGAGGAATCCTTCATCTTCAACGATGAGTACGGGGGTCAATCCCGTTACTCCATCGATGAAGGGTTGGCTATGCTAGACAGGG